TCTTTTAGCTGCTGTCTGGTTGCCATTATAGTTCATTAACGAGTTCGTAATATTGTAACAAGTTAATGATACAGTCGTTAGTAACTTTTTCAGTCTTTTCTAGAGGCTTAACGTACTTTAAAACTTCTGTAATTTTAATCTTAAGTACTTCGTCTTTAATCTTGGTAATTTTACCTTCTAATAAATTCTGTACTTCTGTAATTCTGCCGTTGTAATACTCTTTTAATTTATCTGTATTATCAACTGAGGTAATCACCTCTCTTAGAACCTCTTTTTGTTTTCCTGTTAGGTGATCATACTTCTCATTGAATTTATCAAGAAGCATTTTGTATGTTAAGATTCTTAAATCCTTACTATAACCCTTATATTCCTCCATTAACTCATCTGCTTGGATTACTACTGGTATCTTTGTTAGGTGTTCTAAGATTGTTAATTTATTATTAATAACAGTCTCAGGAGCTACCTTTTCTGATGATTGATTTTCAATAAGGTTATTTAAAGCTGCAAATACTTTGTAGTTAGTCACCTTTGCTTTAAAGAATTTTTCTACATTGTAACTGTCTTTAATCTCTCTTACTAAGTTATACTTCTGCTTTCTAATCTCAGATCTTTTTAACTTAGTTGATGCTTCAACAAGGGTGTTGATGATCATGTCAGCTTTAGCTTCTGTAAGATTCTTATAAGCTGTTACCTGCTCGTAAAGTCTATACTCTTTCCCTAATTCTGTATTAACAAAATACTTCTTAAGAATATTAATGGCGGCAGAATTCTTCCCCTCTAAAGTATCAGAGGTGATCTGCCTTACCAGAAGTTCGAAAAGAAGCCCTGTGTTTTTAAATTTTGAATGTTTTATTGACATCTATCGATGGTTTTATAATAAATATATGTTAAATGTTTATTCCCTAATTTGACTCTCATCTAATAAACCGTTTGCTTTTCTTTCTGATTCGAAAATCATCTTTTTAGGAGCTAAGCTATCTAGAATTTTCTTGTGTTTTACGAATTCTTTCTTAGTATTCTCTAATGCAAATGGTGATGTATTATCTCTACCGTAACCTTGCTGGTCATCGGTTTTCATTCCTTTTCTACCTAATCTATCTAATCCTAGAGGATCGTTAGTAGTATTAATATTTGAAGCTTTCTCTTCTGGTCTACCCATTTGAGGTTCATCTTCATTGTATCCAGCAGGTACTGAACCTGGTCTATCGTAGACTCTACCTTTACCATAAGATGTAGCGATGTCGTGAGGAGTACCGTAAGTTTCTCCGCTCTCTAGAGGATCATTTCCTTCGTTTTCAATCTGAGACATTCTGAATTTACGTTTAGCATCCTGAAGGACTAATTCTCTCATTTCCTCGTATTGGTCTGCACTTAAGTGGAAGATGTTATCGTAGATCCAATCAGTGGAGATCAATTGAGAATCCATCATTGATTGAGCGAGATCCATTTTCTCCTTCAATAACATTACTCTTTCTTGATCATAAATGATAGAAGGGGTTGTTAATGATAATTCAAAATTAGTTAATGATTCGTCTCTATAGCCTTGAATGTATAAGTGAACGAATGCAATTTTATAAAGCTCAGAAACTATAATTCTTTGTAGTTTTTCTACTGTTCTACCGAAGCGAATATCCTCGGCGGCAAGAGTTGCTTTACCTTGTAACTTTTCATCGTACCCTAAGAATGCTTTTGGTATTCTTAAAGCGGCGAATAGCTTATCTCTTAAGTAATTTACGTCAGTAATACCGTCATACTGTAATCCACCTAATGTTTCGATCTTAGTTGATGTATCATTTCCTCTCATGGGGATATAAAAATCCTCCATTAAGTTCTGCATGTTGTACTTTAAGTTATATTCACCTGTTTGTTGGTCAATATAAGGAGTACGCTTCATTTTAGAGATAGCCTTCTGCATAAAGTTCTCTACTTCTGCAGGAGGAATGCCGCCTACGTTCATATAGAATACTCTCTTCTCAGGAGCTCTTACAATTCTATGAATCAGCATAGCATCTTCCATTAGAGTATACTGCTTAAATAATTTACGAGCAGGTTCAATATAAGAACGGCCATAAGGTAAGAAGTTTACATCTGTTAATAGACGGAAGTGAGCTACTTCATAGTTATCGAAGTAGATTGACTTAGCATCGTGCTGGTTTGGAGTCTTAAAATACCCGTAAGTATCAGCAGCTAATCCATCAGGATCGTATCTAAATCTAACAGCAGTTGGATTTTCTGGATCGTAATGTTCCTGTCTTTCAATGTTAAATGCAGCAAAAGGAATTACGTTATAAACACCGTATTTCTCTGAAGCTTCTAACTTCAAAAAGAAATCACCGTATTTACACATGTTTCTGATCCACCAACTTAAATTAAATTCAACATTCAATACATCATAGAATAAGTTGTAGAGAATCTTTTGAATATTTTCGTCGTTTGATCTAATATGTAGAACCTCTCCCATATCATTCTTAAGAGTAGATTCTTCAGAAAGAATATCAAGAGCAGAAGCAATGATTGCATCTGTATCCATTGCATCATACTCAGAATATAACTGAGTTCTTAATGTTTGATAGTTAAATGATGATTGATAGCCGTAGAGTGATGTAGGAGATGTGGTGTAGATTCTATTGTATCTAGCCATTAAGGAGTTATTCTCTAACTCTCCTGACATTTGGATCTGGTTTGTATCGGCTACTGATAGCTGATTACCGCCGACGTTACGGATAATAACATCTGTAGAAAATAACCTGCGTAATCTTGAAAATATACTAGTATCAGCCATTGTTTATTATTAATATAAGTATAAATAGTTAATACATCCAGCTTATATCTTCTTTTCCTCCCTTACCGTTGTCTATTTCGTATGGATTAACAACGTGAGATGGTAAATAGACACCCTGATATGTTGGTTTCGTGGTTGAGATATTGTTCAAAGCATTACGAGTGAGGTCTAATCCCTGCTGTCGGAACTTTAAAGCAGTGTCTCTGATGTACATTGCAATACCGAAAGCCATTACTAAGTCATCATTGTAACCTCCTTGGGCTTCTGCTCTACCATTCTTCCATATAAACACTCTCATCTCTTCAACCAATCTCTTGGATTGAATAATAACTGCCTTTTCATTAACATACTCTTGGAATTTACCAATAACTAACGGTCTAGTACGTGCATTCATTGAGAATCCTGCTACCATATTTGAGTTATAATCGTATTGATCGAAGTAAGACTCGGCAGTCATATTGCCTCCTTTAGGGGAATAGTATAAATTATCATAACCTCTATCAATAACAGTCTGAATTGTTGACCATCCAATAGATGCATTTTCAATTATTAGTAATGCTTGGTTATACTCTGATGCTATACCTACTAGTAGATGACCGAATTCTTTAGTTCCTAACTGTCCTCTATATTCTGCAACCTGGGAATTGTTCTCAATATCCATAACATGGAAGGTTGAGTAGTCTTTTCCATCACCTCTCGCTACGTCCGCTACTACCATGTAGCTTCTCGAGTAGTCAACAGGTTCCCATACCCATAAGTTCATGTCAGCCCCACGTCTTTCCATTGGTTCTTTGATGTAAGTCTGCTGGTAGAACTCTATATACTCTCCGTAAAAGACAGTATCCCCGGATGTCGCAAAGTCACAATCACATTCCTGTGCTGCAAGGCGTGGATCTCCTAGTAGATTATCTTGAGCATCCCTCCAAACTTGATCTCTTTCAGGATGGACGTACCAAGGTAACTTAATTGGTAGGAATTCATTCTCTTTTGCTTCAGCTCTAACCCAGGTTTGATGAAACCAGTTACCAGTACCGTAGGGAGTTGATAGTACAATTGCACCACCACCTGTTGCTAAGGTCTGTTGAGCGGATGCCCACGTCTCTCCAATGTTATCAATGAAGGCCGCCTCGTCAATTAACAGTAATGATACAGCTTCTGAACGAGCAGCATCTGAATTTGATGATTTAGCTGTGATTTTAGACCCGTTTGAGAGCCTTAAACTCAATTTATTCTTCTCTTCTGCATCAATTTTTAACCAAGAAGGTAGATTTTCGTACATAAACTGTACTTTTGACACTAAGTTACGTGCAGTTGCTTGTGTAGTTGCTAAGGTTAAAACGTTCTTATCTTTGTGAAAAAGCATTAACCACAGTGCATATCCTGCACCTAAAGTCGAAATACCTAGCTGTCTTGACTTTAAAATGATAGAATAAGGGTTTTCTTGGAAGTGTCTTAGTACTGTTTCCTGAAAAGGGTATAAATGAAATAAGATTCTACCCCTTAATGGATGCTGAATATAACAATATTTTTTCATAAAGTGAATGGGGTCAACCACACACCTGACGTACTCTTGTCTTATAATTTGTTTTAAGTCTTGGCTCATATCCCTAATAGTAAACCTGAGATCATCGAAGCGATACCGACAGCATAGGCTACTATTTTAGCTGCA